GTTACCCCCCCGGCCCCGGTCACCGATACCCGCTCCGCCGATCCGGCACCTGTCGTCTCGGCAGCCCCGGGCGGGCCGAGCGCCGAACAGATCCTGCGCGACGAGCGCGGCCGCATCGCCAACATCCGGGCCATGGGCGATCAGCTCAACTGCCGCGAGCTGGCCGAAGCCGCAATCGCCGATGGCCGCAGCATCGAGCGTTTCATCGAAGACTACCGCGCCCGTGCCGGTTCGGCTTCGCAGATCCGCACTGCCGAAAATCCGGAAATCGGTCTGACGGCGCGCGAAGCCCGCCAGTTCAGCTTCGTCCGGATGCTCAACGCCCTCGCCAATCCGGACGATCGCACCGCACGTGAAGCGGCCGCGTTCGAACTGGAAGCTTCGTCGGCCGCGCGCCAGCGCTCCGGCCGTGAGCATCGCGGCAACGCGACCGTTCCCATCGATGTGATCCGCACGGCGCTGATCGACGGGCAGCGCGACCTGACCGCCGGCACGGCTGCGGACGGTGGCAACACCGTGGCGACCGATCTGATGGCCTCGGCCTTCATCGACCTGCTGCGCAACCAGCTGGCGCTCAACCAGATGGGCATCCGCATGATGGCCGACCTGAACGGCAACCTCGCGATCCCGCGTCAGACGGGCGGCGCGACCGCTTACTGGGTCGCGGAATCGGGCGTGCCGACCGAAAGCCAGCAAAGCTTCGGCCAGGTGCCGCTGACCCCGAAGACGGTTGGCGCGTTCACCGATATCAGCCGCCGCCTGCTGCTGCAGAGCTCGATCGATGTGGAAGCCTTCGTCCGCATGGATCTGGCGATGGTGCTCGCGCTGGCGATCGATGCTGCCGGCATCAACGGCACCGGTGCCTCGAACCAGCCCCGCGGCATTCTCAACACCGCTGGCATCGGTGCGGTGATCGGCGGGACGAACGGCGCTGCGCTGAACTATGGTCACATCGTCGATCTGGAAACGCAGGCGGCCACCGCGAACGCGGCGATCGGCAACCTCGGCTATCTGGTCAATGCGAAGACCCGTGGTCACGCCAAGAAGACCACCAAGTTCGGCTCCTCGACCGAGGCGGTGATCTGGGACGGCGGCAACGAGCCTCTCAACGGCTACCGCACCGGCGTGTCCAACCAGGTGCCCGGCGACCTAGTGAAGGGCACCTCGGGCGCGAACTGCTCGGCCGTGATCTTCGGCAACTGGTCCGACCTGATCCTCGGCATGTGGAGCGGCCTCGATCTGCTGGTCAATCAGTACGCGCTCGCCGATCAGGGCGCGATCCGTGTGCACGCCTTCCAGGACGTGGACTTCGCGGTGCGCAATGCCGCCAGCTTCGCCGCGATGGTCGACGCGCTGACCCCGGCGACCTGATCGCTCTGACGCAAACCACCGGGGGTGGGCATCGCCTGCCCCCGGCTTTGCGGCCTGCCCCGCTCCCTCCTCTCTCCTCCTCCCCCTGATGCAGCAGAGCGGGGCAGACCCCAAAGCGACAAGCCAAGGAACCTGAACATGACCGAGAAGAAACCCAAGCCCGACCCGCTGGTTGCGGCCACCAACATACTGATCGACGGCAAGGCCTTCGAGGCTGGCGAGCGCATCACCGGCGTGGCCAAGGAACAGATCGACATCGCGGCCAACCAAAAGCGCGTGGTGCGCAGGAGCGTCTACGAGCAGCTCGCCGAAGGTGTCCCCGCGCCCGAGCTTGGCGGCCATGAAACCGATTTCGATGACGCTGACGACAGCGACGGTGCCGGAGACACCGGCGGCGCTGGCGACAACGGAGGGGCTGGTCAGTGAAGGTCATCCTTCTCCACACCGCCGCCATCGACAACGGCGGCGCGCGGCGCGATGCGGGTGAGACGCTGACCGTCGGCGAAGGCGAGCGCGATATCACGCTCGAATTCGCCCGGGCACTGGTCGCGGCTCAGTCGGCCATTGAGGTCACGGCTGCCAAGTCGCGCGCCAAGATCCTGCCCGACGCATCATCCGACGAGGCTGAGTAAGCGATCATGACCGACCTCCCCGGCGGCGATGTCGCTGCACGCTCCATCCACAAGGCGATGGGCAAGCTGGTGCGTTACACCGGCGCCGGGGTGGTCTCGAAGTCGCTAGTGGCCGTGCGTACGCATGGCGCGGCGGGCTCGCTCTATACCGACGAAAGCGCGCGGTCCCTGTCGTTCGAGATCCGCAAGGAAGACCTCGCAGGCACCCCAAGGCGCGGCGATATCCTGATCGAGGGTAACGGCGCGGGCGCGATCTGGACGGTCGAGGAATTCGTCGATCTGGACGATGTCGATGCGTTCCGCGTGACGGTGAAGTCGGCATGACGGCGGTTCGCGAACGCATATTTGCTGAAATCGAGACCCGGTTCGCCGCGATCGCCGGCGTCGAAGAGGTCGAGCGCATGCCAGCGGGCGACCCAACCCGCTTCAACGCGCTGTTCATCTTCGACGAAGGCGACGTGCCCGACACCGAAAGCGAAGAAACCGACACGAACGCCTTCGTCCTGACCGTCGGCGTTGACGGCTTCGTCGCGGGCGATGCGCCGCACACTGCCGCCAACGCGCTCTACGCGGCGGTGATCGAGACGCTGTTCACCCAGCCCGTCCTCGGCGGCCTCGCCACCGAAATCCGCGTCGTCCGGCTCAGCATGGCTGTGGCCGAGCGGTCGAAGGATCACCGGCTCGGCTTCGGGCTCGAGCTCGCCATTCATTACCACACGCGGTTCGGTGAACCGCAGCAACCTGCCTAGGAGACCAACATGACCAGAATTCGCCACGGCAATGTTGCCATGCGGTTCAAGATCGAGACTACCGAAGGGGTGGACGCCGCGCCCGGCGCGGTCGATGCCTTCCCGTTCGAGGTCGACAGTGTCGAGTATAACGGGCCGTACCGGTCCGAAGCCTCGCAGGAAGCAAACGGTTCGCTCGCCGCAGCTGCGCCGCTGGTGATCGGCCAGGCGGTGGAGGTGACCTTCCGCGTTCGCATCAAGGGCGCAGGCGCGGGCTCGACCTATTCGGCAAGCATCCGCCCGCCGCATCACGCCTTGCTGCAGGCCTGTGGCTGGCGCGGCCTGTTCACTGCGGCGGTCGCTTCGACCGCGCTGGCTTCGGGCACGGTCAATTCGGCAACGCTCGCCGCACCCTTCGCAGCAACGGCACAGATCTATCGCGGGATGCCGCTGGCGCTGACTGGCGGTTCGTCGGGTGGGCGGATCGCGCATGTCACCGATTACACCGCTGCCCGCGCGGCGACCTTGACCGATGCCTTCGGCACTGCGCTCGGCGCGACGGTCAATGCCGCCCTGCCTGCCAACTGGACCTATGCGCCGACCAGTCCCGCCGATCTGAGCGCGCGCGCCGCCGATCACCCTTCGGGCACGCTCTACATCTACGAAGACGGCGTGCTGCGGAAGTTCGTCGGTCTGCGCGGTTCGGTCGATTTCGCGGGCGAGACTGCGCGTCCCGGCTTCATGACCTTCCGCTTCATGGGCAACTATCTGGGCAAGTCCGATGTGGCGCGCCCGGCCGACACCGTTCCGCAGCACACTGCGCCGACACTTGCGATCGGTTCCAGCGGCGTGGACAGCTCGGTCCTGCTCAACCACATGCCGATTGCCGTGCGCAACTGGCAACTAGGCATGAACCAGGCGATGGAAGTCAGCGACGATCCGAACACGCCGTTCGGCTTCGGTCCGGCCGAAATCAGCCGCCGCGCAGGCACCCTGACGCTCGACCCGATCGACACGCTGGTGTCGGTCCGCAATGTCATCGCCGACATAGAGGCTGGCACCCGCTATCCGGCGGTGATCCGCTGCGGCACGGCGGCCGGCAACCGCTGGTCGCTGACCACCCCGCTGACCCAGCCCGCTGATGTCTCGCCGGGCCGTCGCGGTATCTTCCGCACCGAGGAGCTTTCGCTCCTGACGCTCAATTCAGGCGTCGATCCGCAGACGCGGGACAGCGACGCTGTCCTGTGCTTCTACTGAGGCGCGGCGTATGCAGGATCACACGTGGTACCGGCTTGGTGCGGAGCCCAAGGAAGGCGAGGCGGACACCCGCCCCGCCTTCCTGCTGCGGATGGCCAGCCTGATGGAGCGCGGCGCGTTCGACGCCGAGCTCGAGGGGCGGCATCAGGCCGCTCCCGTCCCCGCCTTCGTGATGCTCGACACGGCGATTGCCGGGGTGCACGCGCTGGCGGGCGAAGAAGCGCCCGAGCTCGAGCAGCTGCTGCGCAGCGTCAACAGCGAGTCAGGCCCCGCCGAGATCAGCGAGGCCGAACAGGCTCAGATCGCCGAGGTGCAGGCGATCCTGTCGAAAAGCTGGCCGCCCTATCGCCAGCTGGTCGAACAGAACGCGCGCTATCGCAACCTGATGCCGCTGCTCGCCTTCCAGCGCTTTGTCGATGGCTGGGAGAACGTCGAGGGGACTGACGGCAAGCCGGTGGAATACGCGCGCGACAAGGGGGGCAACATCCCCGATGCCGCGCTGCGCCGCATTCACCCCGCCCTGATCTATGCGGTCGGCAACCGCGCCCACAATTTCCAGTACGCGGCGGGCGAGGAAAAAAACTGAGAGCCGCCTTCGCGCTGTTCACCGCCCCGGCCGATTTCCGGCTGCCGCGCAGCGTCGAAGGCGGATGGAAAATCGGAGACTACGCCTTCGCCGAAAACCCGCGCTTCACCACCCCGCGCTGGGCGATAGCACTTGTGGAAAGCTGGGCCCGCCTGCGTGCAGCACGCGGCGGCGGGATGGGGGGCGTCGGGCCGATGATCATGCCGCTCAGCGGCGGTTACTGCGAACAGCCGGCGCTTGCCATCGAGGCCTTTGCCCTGTTCGATCACTGGACGACGGAGGGCAGAAGCGATGCGACCGCAGATTGAACTCGCCAATGTCGATGTGGTCAGCCACGAGCTGCGCGGCGAAATCTACCGCGCGGCCACCCGGGCGGTGCAGCGGGCCACGCGCGCGCTGGAACAGGATCTGGAAGCGCAGACCCGCGCTGCGGCCAGGGGCAACACCTGGCGGGCATGGAAAAGCGCGGTCTATCCGCGCGGCGACACGCCCGCCAAGGATCCGGCTGGCGAGGTCTTCGCCAATGGCGGGCGGCGTTCCAAGGGCATGCTCGCCTATTGGTCGCTGCCCGGCACCAACCGAGCGGTGGGCAACAAGTATCTCGCCGTCCCGCTCAGGGCGGCGCTCGGCACCAGCCTCGGCCGGGACATCAGCCCGCGCCAGTGGGAGGGCAGATTCAAGGCCAAGCTGCGCCCGCTGTTCCGCCCGGGCAAGACACCGCTCCTGGTGGCCGATGGCGCCATCGG